CTTTACCAACTGAGAGGGGTTTGAAGGAGATTAAATTCCAATGTGATAGAGCCGTGGAGAGGATTGGGCTATTAGAACCTTGGCACTTAGCGGAAGTCGTGGAGTCTTTTAAAGGCCCACGTCGGAAGCGGTACCAGCAGGCTTATGATTCTCTGCAAGTTGATCCATTGGTTCCAGCTGATGCTAGAATATCTGCATTTGTAAAAGCTGAGAAGTTCAACCCCGAGGAGAAGGAAAATCCTGATCCGCGCATGATACAAGCACGATCCCCAAGATACAATTTAGTTATAGCCAAGTATTTAAGACCTATTGAACATTATATTTATAATTTACGTGATGAGTTAGGCATTCGAATGGTAGCCAAAGGATTAAATCAAAGCGAGCGGGCGAGACTCTTGAAGGAAAAATTCGAGATGTTTGATGACCCTGTTTGCTTTTCCATCGATGCAAGTAGATGGGACAAGCATGTTTCCAAGGAGGTTTTGCAGTTGGAACACCGATTTTATCTCCGACTTCATGGAGGACATCCTGAGTTGGATCGACTGCTTAAATGGCAGTTGAAGAATAAATGCGTCACGTCAAATGGTGTGAAATACACTGTTGATGGTGGTCGCATGTCGGGTGATATAAATACTGCACTTGGAAATGTCTTGCTCATGGTACTGATGGTATTGGCGGCCATGAAGGCATTATTTATTAAGAAATTTCAAATTGCTAACGATGGTGACGATTGTCTTATTATTGTTGAGCGTAGCAGCGTTTGTAAAATAGATGCTTTGCCCGCGAAATTTCTGGAATATGGTCAGGAACTGAAAGTTGAGAATGTCACAAGTGACATTAGAAAAGTGGTCTTTTGCCAGTCCCAAATGGTCTCAAATGGCCAAGGTGACATCATGTTGAGGAATTGGAGGAAAATTCTCTCACATGGTTGTTGTGGAACAAAGCATTGGAATGACCGGCATATGGTCAGACCAATGATGGGATTGGTAGTACGTTGTGAATTGGCGTTATGCGCTGGAATTCCAATCTGCCAGGAGTATGCTCTGGCTTGTATCCGTAATTCGAAGGGTAAGATCGCGAAATTTGAGACCTTACAGGGAAACGGATTACTATATCGATTAGGATTGGAATACAGCACGTTGGAAGATGCATTTGTTAATGCCAAACAACGCCCAGTGACACGTAAGGCCAGGGAGGATTTCGAGAAGGCGTTTGATACGCCAATTTGGGAACAACTCGAGATTGAACGAATCCTCCGTGATTGGAATATCGAATCAACTGATGCAGTTCTTTACCCCATGGAGTGGGACAGCTCATGGGAGGATTGGACCCATCCAGATAATATAATTCCTGATATTTATTAGTTGGTGATTATCCCGTTGATGTTGGCAGTATGTAACCCGAAAGGTTAGGGGACCTGGGAAGGCGACTGGCATCGTAATTCGGAATCCAGCTGATACTATTTGGAACCAAAAATATTTAGGGTATATGTTGCGTGTAATATTTAGACTACGCTATAAGAGGTGCGGGGACAACTGACAAACCAAAAGAGATTGGATGGCCCGTCAGCTGTCGAAAATGTTAATATCATTAAG